ACGAGCTTCAAAGGAAGCACCATCAGTAATACCAGTGTTCGCAAACTGTACATCCAGACTATCCAGGTCAATCTGGTCAACGGGAATAAACTGTTCCAGTATTTGACTCAACTGTTTGATCAGTTTAGTCAGATCCAGGCCAATCAGTTCAACTTTCTTTTCTGTTTTCTGGTCATCTTTCTTTGGCAACAATGGGCCAAAGATGCTCAGTTTAAAACTTGTACCTTCTTCTGCGGTACGGGCAGTTAACAGCGTATCGAATACACTCTTCTTAACTGTGCCCACTTTGTTTGCTTCAATAAGTTCCAATTCTAACCGTTTCTTGTCATTGATAACAGCAGATTTGATAACTATATCGGAATTAATTCCAACACCAATCATAATATATACTTTAAATGTGAAAGAGATAAAAGAGGCAGAGAATAGAATCTTCTCTGCCTCAAAAGGACGTCTAAGCTACCAGTAGATTACCTGATAATTTCAAGTCTCTATAGAGCTTTATTCCTATAGTCTTACCGGCGTCATATTCTCGGCATCTGCGTACATTTCTTCCGTTTCTTCTATTAATTCTGTAGTATCAGATACATCCTGCTGAATACCAGCAGGTTGCTCTTCCTCTTTCAACATCTCAGCAGGGAGGAAAGCGTAGAACTCGGGATTTTCCCGGCGAATAGTGGTAACAGTTCCTTTATCGGCACCACGGCTTACCTTCTTTGGAATGTAAGTCACAGTCTTACCATTAGGTAATCCCCATGGTTTGTTTGTAGTTGGATTAGATACCAATACCATGTCCACATATTCAACACCTACTACTTCCGGCTGAGGCAACACGTCACCTTTGGCCAATACTTCAGGTTTGAAGAATGTTATACCATAGATGGCTTCGATAGAAGGAATCAAATCATCCATACCAAAGGTCTTGCTACCCTGGTCAAGCACGCTGCTCTTGGGAGCACCGGCCTCATCATAGGTAGTTGAACCAAACAGATCTACTTTAGGAGCAGTTTTGCTGGTAGGCAGAATAATCAGGATACGTTTGCCAATCTCAAATGACGGATACAAATCTGTATCAATTACATCGAACCCGTTGGTGCCTGCTTCGGTACCCTTTGATTTGTACTCCAGGTTGAACTTGGCAATCAACTCTGTTGAAGGGAACACACTTCCGTCACGGAATACCCTGATAGCTAATCCCTCTGGATTGCGTTGTTTACGAGGCCCGCCAGTGCGTCCTGTGGTTTTTTCTGCTACATCTGCGATGGTAGCTTTTGCTAAGAAATCTAACATAATTATGATTGATTTATAAATACGTGATTAATTCTGTTACCCATGTTCGAAGTCACAGAGATCTTCAAATTTGGTAACAATGAAAGATGGAAAAATTACTTATTTGAAAACACTGTACCTCTCATCTCATTCATTGATAGTAATGTCTGAACTTTGTATAAAATCAATTGGTACAGTATATCCCATAACTCCGCGGTAGTGTTCAAATCTTTCTCAGTAATTCCGCTTACTTTCAATCCAAATTTTCCATATTTTCAAGTATTCTTCTTCGGGAATTTGTAGTATTCTATCTGAAACTTTTACATGAATAAGTTCACCAAATACACCTAATACTTTAGCCTCACTTGGATCAAAAGTCAAGTGTAAGTTATTATTTTGTAACATAGTTAAACAGTTTGAGCTACAGCAGGTGTACTTACATCTGCTGTAGATTGAGGAAATACGTCGGGGTAAATTGTCTCCCATGAAAAGGGAAAGTCTTGTCCGGCGAGGTATCGCTGTCTGGCACCCATCACTGCCCCATCGTAAGTATTGAAGCTCATCCTCATTTCACCCCTCTGGTTACGATACAGATATGAGATGCAATCTGCCTTGGCACATACGATAGAGCTGAGTTTACCAGCCAGGGAAATGTCATTTACTTTCACTTCCTGATTAGCTTTATCCAGCATGATCTTTTCCTTCACATGAACGATGAGAATCAGATAAGGACAAATGGCAGCCAAATCATCAATAAGTTCTGTAATCACATTCCGGAGATAGTAATATCCACCACCTTGTGGTAGTTCTAATACACTGGCGCCTTTGAAATTCTTTCCAATTACTGTGTCTTTGTACACTTTAGTTGCATAAACCTCTGCTAATTCCTCGATCTTATCAAGAGTATCCAGAGCAATAAATTTGTATGGGAACAAATCCATTCCTTTCTTTCCAGCAGCAGCATTCTTACCTCCTTGCTCTTTAATAGCAGCAATTACATTATAGATCTCTCCGATAGAGCCCACTTTAATTGTAGTAGTATCGTAGGTTTCTGTACCACGCTCTGCATCAATAATGAGACAGTTTTCTTTAATTGCTAACTCCGTGAGTTGTTGTGTTTTGCCAACCTTAGGCAAACTATAAAATATGGCGATACGAGGTCCTATCCTCGTGGCCTTTACTGGGGTTTCCCTTGTGGGGAGTTGAATTGTAGACATACGTTTTCTATCCTTTTAGCTTCTGTTATAAAAAAGTTCATTGATGCACTCATCGGGTCAAGTGGCATGTCATAGAACATACCTGAGATGGGATTCATGAACAGTGGGATCATGCGATCTGCTGGTCCATACCTGTGCTTCATGAGGTAAAGTGCAATGAAGTATTGTGCAATGTCTTCAATCTGGTAACCCATAAAGGTTTTAAGATTGTACTGTATCGGCTTCACCAATCCAAAAACCAGATCCGCATCCCGGAATGTATATGATGAGTCACCGAAGTCAAGTCGCTGTGGTGCTATAGCCACTTCACTCTTCTTCTGTTCTCTGTAAGCACTCATCATGCTTGTTGAAAACTGTTGTATCTGGATGAGAGTAGTCTGAAAGATGTTTCTCAACTGTACACTGTACATTGACCATCTGTCCATGATCTGTTTGGTAGAAATACAGCCGGCTTCCACATTGATTAGGGCTAAGTGATCCACAATTACCACTGTCATTGCCGAAGGATCATTGGGCTTATAGCTCCTGATTATTCCCTTTTTTCTACCCTCCTTAGGAGCATCTCTGGTCACGATTCCAATCTTCTCATAATGCTCCTCTATCAGGGTATTGAGCATACCAGTTGGATGAAGCATGTGATCAATCATGGTTACATCTTTCAGTACTTCTTCTACTACTGTGTAAGCACGCATTACTAACTTGAGGTGTTCCTCACTCAACAGCAGACCGGGTATCCTACCCATGACATAGTCCGTAGACAGGTCAATACTGAACATTGCTTTTATCCATTGACACACCCACTTGGCTTTCTTTTCTGCAGCAGATAACTCGAATGAGAAGTACTTGATGTAGAGTTTAATTCCTTTGAGTTTTGCAGCTCTCCAGAGAGAATAGAAGTACATGAAGTCAGCTATGGTTGTCTTACCAACTCCAGAATCTGCACCGATGAGTATGTATCTGGCCCGGTGTGTCCCGTGAATGTGAACATTGATATTCTTCAACCCATTATCAATCCCCTCATTCAATCCTTCTCTTCCACGGGTAACCTGGGCAATAAAACTATTGTCTTCTTCCTGATCTGCCCACTTGGCTTCAAGCTCTGGCCAGGCAACTTCCTCATCCGGGAGTTGCCAGATTACTTTAGGCTTTTTTGCCGAGGTACTCAATTGTTCCATCAGGATATTTTTTATAGAAGGTAACAACACTCTTGTCACGCTTACGTAACCTCAGAAATATCAGGAGTCTTTGCCACTTAGTTTCCCTCTTGTAAGGATCAAAACCTACATAGTACTCAACCGAGTTTGAATCTTGAGAATTCTGTGTTGTCATCTATCTCTTTTTGAATGTGATTGATAATTGTTCCATCTTCTGCTGATGATAGCAATGCCTCGTAGTCACTCCTCCACGCACCATCAGCTATGTAATTCCCAATCTTGAGTGGGTAACTTCTCCTCGTCTTGTAATAGAGCATTGTGCTTTTCACCAGAACAGGATAGTTGATGCCACTCTCGATTGCTTTCCTGAATGCTTTCATTGCTGGTTCAGAATACTTATTAGTATCGTAGCGTCCATCTCTTCCCTCTCCATGAGTAGGTACTTCAGCTTCCTTGATGAAGTTGAGATAGAGTTGACGCCAGTCAACCGTGACGCCATTTACCTGGAGGCCAGTCGGGATTAGTTGGTCCGATTCGATCACTGTCGGCACTCCCTTCACTACCAGCAGACCCACTTCCTTCCCGGTCATCTCCTTGTTGAACTTCGCTGTCACTTTGTACTTCCCCTTGATCGACACCAGGTAGCCGTGTTCCATCAGTTGCTGTACTGTTTCCTTTAAGTTCATTATTGTCTGTTGAATTGTAAGCAGTATATTCTTCCAATGAAATCTCTTGCCAGTAGAGTAATACTACTTGATTTGGAGTAGCAGAAAATCCCTTTTTTGTAAGGTTATTTGCTATCATAGTTGTAAGTCCTAAATTCGAAAACATAGAAGATCGTTGAGATGTAATATTACCACACCCTGATTGAGTTGTATTATTAAAATGATAGCTCACAAAGTAGTATTTCATGCCGGTACACTTTTAGATGAGAAATATTGTATCTTACTCTGATCAAATCCCTGGAGACTCTTCTCCAGCCAGCGTTCATCTGCTGTGCCTTGAACACACAGGATGTAGATGATAGCTTTGTGACCATCACGAAGTCGCAAGACACGACCTGTGCGCTGGACTAAATTGCGTTCATTGCTATCCACTTGGAGGATGAGTGCTTGATCCAGGTCTACAAAATTGATCCCTTCGTTAGCTGCGTTGACCACACCGAGAATATCTATCTGCTGAGCATTGAATTTGTTGAAGGCGACAGATCCACTCTTACTGTGGTACACCTTGTCACCCAACAGCAGCTCGCATTGAGCAATGCTACCGCAGAAGACCAATGTCCTCTTTCCAGCAGAGATCTGTTTGATGCACTTGGCAGCCAACGCTGTCTTACTGGGTAAGTTGTAGATGAATCTATTCCTCGCCATCGTGGCGAACATGGCCAGCTTCTCTAGTCCTGCTTTAGTCTTAGGATTACTTGCTCCACCAGCCTGTGCACGGTATTTCTTGATTTGCTTCTCCAGGTAATTGTACTGAGCATACTCAGTAGTCATGAAGGGAGCAGTCTTAGTACCGGCAGTGATATTCTTAGTACTGTCATCCAGGTAAGTCTCAATGACCCTGATCTCATAGTCTGCAATCATGCCATCGGCTACTCCCTGATCCAGAGAGTACGTGAAAACTACAGGTGCAATCTTGGCAATGATAGCAGCCTTCTCCGGATCACGCTTTGGATCTGGTACGGTAGCAGTGAGTCCCATAACTGCGTCTGCTAAGTTGGATGCCATGAAAGTTGTAAGAATGTCTTCACCAGTTTCTATAAATGCTGAAGCTGATAGAGAGGTTAGCTTGTGAATTTCGTCAAGTATGATTAACTTATATTGATTTGGAGAATTCATCTTATTCTTGAGCGATGCAAAGCAGATAGATTCTATCATACATGCCCAATCAGAGTGTCCCCATTTATCAAACTCAGCGGGCCAATTCTCATCTCTCAATTTTTCAGTTGGAGAGACAATAAGTATGTGTTGAAGCCCATCAAACTTTACATTCTCAATCATTCTTTCAATTTCTAATACAGCAACTCTACTCTTTCCAAACCCGGTGCCACAGGCCAGTGTGCCATTCCTACCAGTAGCAAGCCAAACTGCATGAGCCTGCTGCTGGATTTCGTCTTTGACGCTATTAAATTCTTTCATCTTTTCCATTTATAAAGTTGTAAATGCCAGTCATCGTTAAAGCCCTTTCCGGTTTTGCAAAGAAGTGTTCTGTTGCCAGATTTAAATACAATCCACAATGTTCAATAATTTGCACCAAGTCAATATTTGATAGATTGCCTTCCTGCATTAGCCTGGATATTTCGCTACAAATTGATTCTGAATGTTTCATATTTTTAGTTCAATTTATTGAATTGCGTCTATTTATGAGTTGCAAGCAATACTATCAGTACGTTTTGCCGTGTTTGTGTGGACGTAATGAATTGTATCTCATTTTAGCCTTGACGTGTTGCTCTAAATCAATTCCTCTGTAAGCACACATATCTAAAACCCGAATGAAAATATCAGCCATTTCTTCCTCAAATGTGCCTTTAACGTGGCTGTTAAATGAAGCCTTGAAATCTTCATCAGCTACCCAACCATTCACACCTTGTATTGCACCTTCAAAAAACTTTCCTTTTCGGTCAGCTTCTAATGCTTCTGATACTTCGCTATGGATAAGGCAAAGCATTTCGCCAGTGTTTTTTTCTTTTTCATAAAAGCCTTTTGCAACATTGGCTTTGTAAATTTCTTTTGCTAATTCGTTAATCATTATGTTTTATTTTTTGGTTTGACAATCCCTAAGTAATAGCCCGTTCAGCCTACAACATTTGGTTTGCTTCTACTGTGGCTTGACGTTGTTAGCTTCAACTATTTGCAAAGCCCAACTAAGTACGTTTGGGGTCTGACACCTAAAGCCACAGCAGCAGCAAGCCCTGGCCGTTGTAGGCTATACTACCACTCCGCTATTTGACACTTTACGCCATGCTAAAACGGTTTCGCTGTCTTTCAATATCCAGTTATTAATTAAACATTGGCAGACTTGGTTGTAATAAGATACTGTACCACATTCATTATTTCTTCTGATATAGCATAGATATTCGCCATCAAAATCAGGCATATCATAACGCCATGCATTCCATCTATCAAATGTTAGCATAATTGCGGCAGCTAAATGGTAGCCATCTTCTGTTGCAATTTCATTTCTGACATTTCTAAATAATTCAAAAAACTCTTGTGCTTCTTTTGTATGTTCCATTTTTATGTTTTGTAGTTAATAAATAAGGTTAAACCTGACTATCTTACTATAAACCGTACATCAGCCAACAATGTGCTTTATTCAATACGGGCTGACGTGGTGCTTCGCTCCGAGCATTTGTATTTCAAATACCCGTATTGAATAAAGCACATTGTTGGCTGCAAGGCGGACACTCCTCAAAATCGGCAGCATTGAAAATAATTCTGTTATCATAATATTGCGGCTTACACATTCCAGTAAAAGCCCCAAATTCTTCCATAAAATTCCAAAGTTGAAAACTTGTATATCCATCTTTATCAGCCATTTTTTTATAATCTTCAACTGTTCGTTTTTCCCAAGTGGGAATGACGCCTAAATATTTATTATGCTTTTTGACTAATAATTCATATCCCAAATCTTTAAGTTTGACACGGACACTTTGGTTCATATTGAATGCCCAGCAGCTAACATTGGGTTTGGCAATACTTGGGTGGACGGAAGTTGCACCAGCTTTTTGTTTACTATTTGGCTTCTGTTCCAGCTTTTGTTTTTCAATTTTACTTTTGTTCATCATCTGAAATTTTAGTTATTAATTAAACTTTTGTTACGGGCAGACGAGCCTTGATTTCCCAAGCATCGCCAAGCCCTGTTCGTTAGGCGTTATTGCTACCACCCTGCTTCTTTCGGACAGTTTCTAATCCTTTTAATAGCAAAAGGTCTGTCATTTGACTGAAAGACCTTTTTTCTAATTTTGCCTGTTTCTTTACAGCATCAATAGTTGTTTCTTCTATACTTGCTGTTATTGCTTTTTTTGCCATTTTACATAATTTAAAAAATTGATTGACTACCCAGCTACGTTCAAACCAACAAGCCATACTATCAGAACTTATCAAACTTTTACCGTAGATTCAAAAGAACTTTACACTTTGCGTTTTCAGCTTTAATCGTAAAGAGCTTTAAATTTTAACCTTTTATCTTTAAGCGTTCATCTTTAAACTTTTCAGTTTTTTTTATCAATTGCGTTTACCAGTTCCGCCACATCTCTTACGAGAAGCAAGGACTTGAACCTTGAAAACATTGATTAAATGTTGATTGCCTATTAACATTAGGTTGCTCAATTTTACCTGTTAG